GATTGGAACGCTTTGTATGAAGATGATCCTGTTGGTTATGTTCGCGAAAAACAACTTTGGGATGAAAAGAAAGAAAAGCTAAATGCTGTAAGTGCTGAACAGCAAAGACTTCGACAAGAAGCTTTTGCTCAACAGCAACAACAGATTGCACAATTTGTTGAATACGGTAATCAAAAGCTTTTAGAAATAATCCCAGAATGGCAAAACCCAGAGGTTGCTGCCAAAGAAAAAGCTGCTATTAGCGAATATGCAATGAGGGAGTTGGAATATACTCCTGAAGAGATACAGCAGGTTTATGATTATCGTGCTTTGCTTGGTTTAAGAAATGCTTGGTTAAACTCTAAAACAGTTGCAGCCACAAAGAAAAAACCAACACAAAAAGCACCAGCAAGAGTTGCGAGACCTGGAACGACTAACCGACCAAAAACGACAACACCTGTGAAAAAAGCAAAACAAAGGTTGGCTAAATCAGGCAAAGTGCAAGATGCGGCTAAAGTATTTGAACAATTAATTTAATTTAACAGGAGAATTATTATGGCGAAGGTCACTAATGCTTTTGATACATATACAGCTACTGCTGACAGAGAAGATTTAAGTAATATTATTTACAACATTTCTCCAATGCAAACTCCGTTTATGTCATCAATCGGAAAAAGAAATATAAAAAACGTAGTATTTGATTGGCAGACAGAAAATCTACCTACTCCAAGTGCTAGTGGACAGTTAGAGGGTTTTGAACTTTCAAGATCTGCTTCAACAGCTACAACCAGAGCAAGTAATGTTGCTATGATTTCAGCTAGAGATGCAACTGTAACAGGTTCACAAGAAGCTTCAGATGCAGCTGGTAAGAGATCAGAAATGGCTCACCAACTTGCTATCATGGCTAAAGCACTTAAAAGAGATATGGAAGAAGCTCTATGTCAAAATGGTGCTAAAACAACTGGTGATGCTACAACAGCTAGGGTAACTGGTGGTTTCGAATCTTGGATTACAACTAACGATTCAAGAGGAACTTCAGGTGCTTCTACTGGTGGCGGTGCTGCTCCAACAGACGGAACACAAAGAGCATTAACAGAAGACTTATTAAAAGATGTATTACAACTTATGTTCGCTAGTGGTGCAGAGCCAAATATGGCAATCTGTGGCCCTGTAAACAAGCAAGTAATTTCTGGTTTCACAGGTAGAACACAAGCTAGACAATTTGTTGATGCAAATACAGTCGAAGCTTCAGTAGCTATTTACTCATCTGATTTTGGTGAATTAAAAATAATTCCATCAAACAGAAGTAGAGAAAGAACTTTATTGTTAGTAGATCCAGAGTTTGCAAAAGTCTCTTACCTAAGAGATTTCCAAACTATTGACATCTCAACAATAGGTGATGCTGAAACTAAGATGATTGTATGTGAGTACGGGTTAGAAGTATCTAACGAAGCTGCTCACGGTGTCGTTGCAGACTTAACAACATCATAAGTTTAGTTAAATAAGCTTTAAGGGAAGTTTCGGCTTCCCTTTTTTTTGTGCTAAAATTCCTACATGGCAAAAACTACATTAATAGATCATAAACGCGGTTTGAAATCTGTATTTGCTACAGAAGATGACAAGGTTATATATCAAACACAACAAGATATACAACCAACACTAGACTATGTAAAACATTTATCTGAAAATAAACCAGGTAAAGATTTTCGTCATGTAGCAGAAGTACCCATGGTAATATATCAACAAGCAGTTAGAGAAGGTTGGGCCAAGGATTCTGCACAATGGAAGAAATGGTTAAACCATTCAGATAATAAACCCTTTAGGACATGGAAAGGTAAAGTATGACATACGATGAATTAAAAACTAATATTGCAAACTTCTTAAACAGATCAGACTTAACAAGCCAGCTTGATTTTTTTATAGATGCAACAGAAGCAGAGTTTAATAGAAGATTAAGAGTTAAAGATATGATTAAAAGAGCTACTGCTACAGCAGATGCTCAATACATATCACTACCAACAGATTGGTTAGAAGCTATTAACGTACAAATTGATAGTAATGAATTTACACCATTATTCCAACAATCCATAGAATCATTAGATGTTTATAGAAAATCTATAAATAATGTTGGTAATCAACCTGTTTATTATGCTTTAGTAGATAACACAATAGAATTAGCACCTACCCCTGATACAAGTTATACGCTACAATTAACATACTATGGCACTATTGATGCTCTAAGTAGTTCTAATACAACGAACTTTATATCCACAGGATATCCAGATGCTTACTTATATGGTGCTTTAAAACATGCTTCTATCTATCTTATGGAAGATGATAGAGTTGCTTTATTCACACAACAGTTTGAAAAAGCATTAGAAGAAATGAGATTAGAACAAGAAAAAGCAGAATTTGGCAAAGGTTCGCTAATACAAAGAAGAAGAACTTATGGCAAAGCTGGTAAAAATATAAATTATTGGAGTAATAATTAGGAGATAATATGGCAGGATTTAGCGATTATTTAGAAGATAAAGTATTAGACCATGTGTTTGGTGGTAATGCTTATACTGCACCATCAACATTATATGTAGCTTTATACACAGTAGCACCAACAGACACAGGCGGTGGCACAGAAGTAATAGGCGGATCTTATGCAAGACAAACTGGTGCTTTTAGTGTTTCTGGCACAAACCCAACCACAGCAAGTAATACAGCAGCTATTGAATATCCAACAGCTACAGCAGATTATGGTACTGTTGTTGCAGTAGGTATTTTAGATGCTTCATCATCTGGTAACTTATTAGCTTACGCAAACTTAACAACTTCTAAAGTTGTAAGTAGCGGAGATGTATTCAGATTCAATACTGGTGATTTAGATATAACATTGGCATAAAATCGTGGCTAGTATAGGCTACAACCAAGGTTATTATTCAAGATCTAAATATAATGACCTAGCACATCAGGCTGAAGCCGCTATACAAGGTGTTAGTGGTGTAAGCGCTACACTTAGACAAATTCATGGCGGCAGCGCCACAATCCAAGGCGTATCTGGCTTTACAGCTGTTGGTACACAAATAGACCAAGGCGCAGTTATAGGACCAGTTATATCAAATATGACTGCCACAGGCAGACAGATTGATTTAGCTGCATCTACTATAAGTGCTACTTCTGGTTTTGACGCACAAGGATTTATTACCGCAGGTGGTGTATCAGCCATAGAAGGTGTATCAGACTTTGATGCAACAGGTAGAGCCACCTTTGCAGGTATATCAACCATAGCTGAAACAAGTGGCTTTGTAGCTATCGGTGGTTTAAAATGGGAAGATATTATTGTTTCAGATGAAACATGGACAGAACAAATAGTTGCTAGTGATACTTGGACAAACCAAACAAATCCAAATACAACATGGACACAATTAGATAAGCAAGAGGCAGCGTAATGGCAGACACATTTACAACTAATTTAAACTTAACCAAACCAGAACCAGGTGCAGCGGAAGATACTTGGGGTATATCTTTAAACAGCGATTTAGACGATCTTGATGCAATATTTGCTTCCAACGGTACTGGTACAAGCATAGGCCTTAATGTAGGATCAGGCAAAACTTTATCTGTTGGCGGTACTTTAAATGTTACTGGTACATTAAGTGGCGTTAGCACATCATCAATTACTGAAGGTACTAACCTTTATTATACTGATGCTAGAGCAAGAGCTTCTATAAGTGAAGATTCAACACAATTATCTTATAACTCAACAACAGGTGTTTTATCTTATACTCAAGGTGATACTGATACAGTCAGCGAAGGTACTACTAATCTTTACTACACAGATGCAAGAGTACAAGCTGTTTCTATTAACAATGTTGTAGAAGATACAACTCCTCAGCTTGGTGGTAACTTAGCATCTAATGGTAATGACATATTATTTGCTGATAACGACAAAGCCATCTTTGGAGCAGGTTCAGATTTACAGATTTATCATGATGGTACTAACAGTTATATTAAAGATGTTGGCACTGGTGATTTAAATATATTTGCTGCTGATAATTTACGATTACTTGATACTAATTCTAAAAATTGGCTTTACGCAGCTCAAGACGCAGAAGTGCGTTTGTATTATAACGCTGGTGAAAAACTAGCCACAACCTCAACAGGAATCAACATAACAGGTACAGCCACAATGGATGGGTTGACTGTTGATGGGCAAGAAACTATTAATAAAAATTATACTTTTGGAGCATCTAACTACCATATAAAATTAGGTGAAGATACATCAGATAGTTATATAGGTAATGTAAATGGCTCTGCTTTTATAGCTACAGGTAATTATTATGGCTCAAACCAATATACTCTTACTGGTGGGGCTACAGCATTATCTGGATTGTATATGGATGGTACTAGTGGCATTCAACTGTTTTCTGAGTCTGGATTAACCGCAAATAGCACAAATACTCGTAAACAAAGAATGAATATTAGCACAGGCGGAGACATCTCCTTCTACGAAGATACAGGAACTACAGCTAAGTTCTTTTGGGATGCAAGTGCTGAATCGCTTGGCATAGGGACAACTTCGCCAAGTGAATTACTTGCACTTCAAAGCTCATCTGGAAATGCACAAATAAGGATGCAACCAAGTGCAACAGGAACTTCTGGGATGATTAATACCACCTCAGGTTCTACTAAAGGCATGGTTCAATATAATCATAGTAGTGATTATATGCGTATTTATACCAACGGTTCTGAAAGAGCAAGAATAGATAGCTCAGGAAATTTTGGCATAGGGATAACTAGTCCACAAAACAACTCAGGAAGAACTACATTAACATTATCTAATTCCACTAATGGTGGTATTTTAGAAATCTTTGGAGCATCTGATACTAGACAACTCTTAATCTATAACACAACAGGTGAATCACGTTTTGAAAC